CTCAATCACCACTGCTTACATATCAGGTACAGATGCAGACGTTGCAAGCGTTACACTAGCAACCCGTGGACTTTGTAGTATTTTCTTTATATCAGGCACAGTCTGCGTCATTGCAGGAGCCGTCAGCTAGTGTCTGGACTTCTTGCCATAGCATCCGGTTCATTACCTGCTGGAGCGCCCCCGCCTTTTTCCAGCCATACAATAACGTATGTGGCGGTTGCGGGTGGTGGAGCCGGGGGCAACTGGGATACCGGCGGTGGCGGTGGAGCGGGAGGTATGTTAGCAAGTTCCTATACTGCTACTGAAACCACTTACACGATTACTATAGGGGCAGGAGGAGGACAAGCTACTAACGGTACAAATACCTCTATTTCCGGTAGTGGACTTACTACGATCAATGCAGTAGGCGGCGGTCAGGGAGCCGGTAACACTAACTCATACACAGCGCAATCTGGTGGGTCAGGCGGTGGCGGGTCAGGCGGTCAGTATAATAACCCCGGTAAAAGTGGAACATCAGGTCAAGGTAACTCTGGTGGCTCTGCCGCAGGTTTTACCTTCGGACAGTTTTCATTCCCCGGAGGGGGTGGGGGTGGTAAGGGTGGGAGCGGTGTTAGTGCATCTAGCAATACACAAACTACTGGATGTGCGGGTGGCTCTGGTGGCTCTACAACCATAACAGGTTCTACCATCTATCTTGCCGGTGGTGGTGGCGGTTCTATTCGCGGAGCTAGTTCTACTGGAGGAACAGGTGGTTCCGGCGGTGGCGGTAACGGGCAAAATGGTGACAACACATCAAGCTATCCCGGCTCTAGCGGATCGGTTAATACTGGTGGTGGCGGTGGTGGTTCAGCCGTGAATGGGTCTGTGTTCTCTGGTGGCTCAGGCGTGGTTTACATTAGCGTCCCCACAGCAAATTTTGGACGCGCTACATACACCGGAAGCCCTACAATAACCACTAACGGCACGAATACAGTATTAAAATTTACATCTTCAGGAACATATACGACATGAGCCATTTCGCAAAAGTAGAAAACGGCATCGTTACGCAAGTCATTGTTGCGGAACAGGATTTTGTTGACACACAGGAAGGCACTTGGGTGCAGACCTCCTATAATACGCGGGGTGGAGTTCACTATGCTCCATATAATGTAGACCCAGATAGCGGGGATGTTTTAGATGAACCCTATGTCCCCCAGCCAGACGGCGGGGTAGCACTGCGGAAGAACTACGCTGGTATTGGCTATACATACGATTCCGCGAGGGATGCCTTTATACCACCACAGCCGTACCCAAGCTGGGTGTTGAACGAAGATACCTGCCTGTGGGAAGCGCCGGTGCCTTATCCGACAGACGGAAAACGCTATAATTGGAACGAAGAAACCCAGCAGTGGGATGAGATTGCCCAGCCCTAACGAGATACGATCATGGCCTACATAGGAAATCAGCCTGTCCCACAGGCTACGCAGACTAGAGACAGCTTTACTGCTACTGCAAGCCAGACCACGTTTACTACGTCTAACGGGTACTCTGTTGGGTACATAGACGTATTTATGAACGGCGTAAAGCTCGCTGGTGCGGACTTTACTGCTACTGACGGCAGTACCGTGGTTCTTGCTTCGGGTGCCGCGTCCGGTGATTTAATAGACATTATTGCCTATTCTACGTTTACCCCTTCTAATGCGCTTACCGCTTCTGATATCGGCGTTACTGTACAAGCCTACGATGCAACAATAGTTGTTGATGCTGACATCGGTGTAACGGTTCAGGGTTACGATGCTGACACTACAAAGAATGACGTAGCAAACACCTTTACCGCAGATCAGACAATCAGTGCGGAACTCATAGCAGATAGCTACAACGAGTCCTATAACGCGGTTACATCCACATCTAATGCGACCACGGTGGACTGCGAGACAGGTAACGTCTTTAGCCACACCCTGACTGAAAACACCACTTTCACCTTTAGCAATCCCCCTGCTTCTGGGACAGCTTATGCCTTCTCTTTGCGGGTTGTGCAGGACGCTAGTGCGTCAGGCTATACAGTTACATGGCCCGGTGCGGTTGATTGGCCCTCTGCTACAGCCCCTACGCTTACCGCTACTGCAAGTGCTGTAGATTGGTTTGTGTTCTCTACCGTTGACGGTGGAACAACTTGGTATGGATTTACTTCAGGACAGGCGCTCGCATAATGAGTAACTTCACCAAGTTAATGCAACAAGCCGCCGCTGGTGTTGGTGGTGGTGATTTCTATCCGTATACGATAGATTACTCTTGTAGGTTTAATAATGCTGATAACGCTTATCTGGCAAAAACTTTTTCAACTACACCTACCAGCAGAACTACCTGCACAGATAGCGTTTGGGTAAAACTTACCGGAAAAGGAAATGGCTACAATGTAAATTTTCTTTTAGGTACAGGCGGGAACTGGGAGGCGCTGTCATTTGTTGAGCCGACTAATACTAATGGCTGGAGAGCAGACCAGATTAGGTCAACAGGAATGACCTCCACTCAACCTACTCTTAGAACAACATCTGTGTATAGAGACTATGGTGGCTGGTTTCATTTTATGAGGGTATGGGACTCAACCAACGCCACAGCAGCAGACAGACATAGGCTTTACATAAATGGTGTGCGATTAACAGATTTTGACGAGCAGGTTAATGCCTCCTTAAACCAACAGCTTGTAGAATGGTTAAGCACATCAGGCGCAACTAATATCGGTATAAGCGGTGGGTCAACTGTTCAATCATTTGATGGCTACATGGCAGAAGTTGTTGTTCTTGACGGAACGGCCGCTTCCCCAACAGATTTGGGGGAACTTAAAAACGGTGTCTGGGTTCCCAAAAACCCCAGTGGACTGTCTTTCGGTAATAACGGCTTCTACTTAGACTTCTCCAACTCTGCCGCACTCGGCACAGACGTATCAGGCAACGGTAACAATTTTACATCTTCAGGGCTGACAAGTTCAGACCAGATGATTGATACGCCTACTAATAACTTTGCTACGTTGAATTCTTTGGCTTCTTCTGTAAGAACCACATTGTCAGATGGGAATTTAGTTAGTTTCGGAAACAACAGTATAGAAGATAGTGTTGACTATTCAACAATAGCTGTTACTTCAGGTAAGTGGTACTGGGAAGAAAAAATAAATGCTATTTCTTCAGCCGCATCATATCCTTGTGTTGGTGTAGCCAGAATTATACAACAACCCTCTAATGGTAAATACACAGGCGATTCTAGCGGTGGCGGTGTTGGTTATTTTAGAACTGGTGCTGTCCACAAAGAAGGAAGCAGTGTTGCTACTTACGCTACATTTACAACTAATGATGTGATAGGTGTGGCGTTAGATGTAGATAATTTAGAGATAAAGTTTTATAAAAATGGAACACTTCAGGGAACCGTTACAGGTCTAACAAGTTCCATTTACTATATGTCTAATACAAATTATTACAATTCTCAAACAACTAGTAACTTTGGTCAGTCCTCTTTTGCTTACACACCGCCCACAGGTTTTGAAGCTCTATCCACAGCCAACCTCCCAGAACCCACAATCGGGCCTAACTCTACCACTAAAACTGATGAAGTCTTTGATGTTGTACTCTACACAGGCAACGGCACAGCTATCGGTAGTGGGGGCAAGACTATATCAGATTACAACTTCCAGCCTGACATGGTGTGGATAAAAGATAGAAGTTCGTCAACTCAAGGCCCAATGTTTACGGTAACTAGAGGCCCAACCAAGTATGTCAATGTAGATGGCGGTAACTATGAAGTAACTGATACCGAAAGTTTAACTTCTTTTACTTCTACAGGGTTTACATTAGGTAGCAGTTCAAATGTAAATGCCAATGGAAATAGTTATTTTTCTTGTGCGTGGAAAGGTGGAACTGAAGTAAGTAACACTGACGGAAGTATTACATCAAATGTTTCAGCGAATACCGACACAGGTATTTCTATTATTGAATGGACAGGAACAGGAACCGCAGGAACTATAGGGCATGGTCTTGGAGTTGTACCTGATTTCATTGACTATAAGAGGCTACCTTCTGCTGACTCTGGGCATTTAACTTGGTTAAGTTCAGACCCAACATCTATGCTGTATTTAAGTTATACCGATGGAACAGCTAGCGCCAGATACACAAATTACATGAACGCACAACCTACAACGTCAACAATACCTGTTACTACACTGTACGAAATAAATGCTAGTGGGATTGCATATCAGGCTATGTGCTTTGCGGAAAAAGAGAACTTTAGCAAAATCACAAAATATACATCTAATGCTTCTACAGATGGGCCGTTTATTTATTGTGGGTTCCTTCCCAAATGGGTGTTAATAAAAAGTGCTAATTTAAACTCTACAAACTGGCTTTTGCTTGATGTAGAAAGAGACACCTATAATGTTGCAGACCATACTTGGCTTATTTCACAGTTAGGTCAGGCAGAATCCACAGCAAATGACTTTATAGATATTCTTTCAAATGGGATTAAAGTTAGAAGCACTAACACCCAAGTAAATTCAAGTGGGGGTTATTACCTGATAGCATTCGCAGAAAACCCCTTCAAATACGCAAACGCAAGGTAACAGACAATGACTAAGGTTAGAGATTTTGCAAACATAGCTTCAGGACTTACTGCTACTGCTACAGAATTAAATTATTGTGACGGTGTTACTTCTAATATACAGACGCAAATTAACAGTAACAGTTCTATAGTTTTGCAACAGATAACAACGTATACATCAAGTGGAACATGGACAAAGCCAGCGGGTTGTTCTTATGTATTAGTTAAGTTATGCGGCGGCGGTGGCGCTGGTAGTAATTATGGAAGTGGATCGCCGGGCGCTGGCTGGGTAGGGTGCGGCGGTGGCGCTGGTGGTTATTCAGAAAAGTGGATTGATGTCAGTGCAATATCTAGCGAAACAGTCACCGTAGGTGGACAGGGTGGTACATCATCTTTTGGTAGCCACCTTTCAGCTACGGGTGGAGCTAATGGTAGTGCTGGGCAAAACTCAAGCACTCTCGGCGGCGCTGGTGGCGCAGGAACTGGCGGCGATATAAACCTTAATGGGGGAGATGGACAAACAGGGACAGGTGCTATTTATGGTGATGGGGGAGCAGGTTCTGGTAGTTGCAGTGGTGGCGCTTCTTACTTTGGTGGTGGCGGTAGAGGCGGCAATACATACTACAGCACAACATCAAATAGTAATGGTGCTGCTGGAAAGGCTTACGGCTCTGGTGGCGGCGGTAGTGGCTATTATGGCGCCGGTGCCGCTGGCAAAGGCGGTATAGTAATTGTTTACGAATACGGTTCATAATTATGAAAGCATTCAAAATTGAAAATAACGTAGTAGCTAACATCATAGAGGTTGATGATATAAACTTTTGTGAAGGATTAATCGAGGCTACGGATGACGATTTTTATGTTAGTGTTGGCGATCAATATGAAAATGGTGTTTTCATATCTAACCAGCCTACACCTTCTCAAGAAGAAATAGAGAACAATTTAAGAAATTATCGCAACTTCCTTTTATTAAATTGCGATTGGACTATGTTACCGGATGCAAAATTATCTGATGAGTCTAAATCAGCATGGGAAACATATCGGCAATCGTTGCGTGATTTACCAGCAACTGCGGGCTGGCCTGAAAACATTATCTGGCCTGTCAGCCCGTAACTTTTTGAATAACTCACTCAGAACGAAACAAAAAAATGTTATACAGCCCGTATAGTCGGAACAAGAAACGCGCCGTTTTAAAACAGGCTAAAGGTATTGAACAATGAGATACTACGATATCACCAACTCAACCATAATTAGCGAAAGGCAGATACGCAACGCTAACCCGAACACCAGCTTTGCGTTGCCTCTTAGTGATGCGGCTCTGGCTGGCCTGAACATGGCTAAACTGCTGGAGGATGCACGTCCTTCCTATGATGCTGACACCCAGACTGTCATTGAGGGTGCTGTTGAGGAGCGCAGTGGTTCCTACTACCAGACCTTCAGCGTCATAGACCGCAGTGCTGGGGCCATAGCCAATGACTTGGCTAACAAGAAATCACAGGTTCGCGCACAGCGTAACGCACGGCTGGCTGAGACTGACTGGGCCATGATGCCGGACTCTCCTCTCATAGACTACGACAAGGGCATCATGGCAAGCTACCGTACTGCACTGCGTGATGTCCCGGCACAGGCTGGGTTCCCGAACAACGCCCTTCCCGAAGGCCCAGACCAGAGGCCTTACGAAAGCTGGACATATAACTCTACAAATTTTATCTGGGAAGCACCCCTGCCCAAGCCGGATGGCAATGCTGTATGGGATGAAGACGCGTATCAAGCCGACAACACAACTGGTTGGGTTACATTTTAGTTTTTATGCGAGTAGTTAGAAATGATAGAGGTAGCCGCCGCGTTGTCCGTAGCAAATGCGGCCTTCAACGCCATCAAAGCTGGTGTAGATCGTGGCAAGGAACTGCACGAAATGGCTGGCGCCCTATCGAAATTTTTTGACGCGAATGAGACAATAAACGAAGCAAGGATAAAAAACCAAGAAACGTCGGTTACAGTTAAGTTTTTAGCCGGGAAAAGCGTCGAGGAGGAAGCAATGGAACTGGCCCTCCGAAAACGCGAGATGGACATGAAGTACAAGGCTTTGAGAGAATTGTTCATCTACAGTGGTAATGG